CGGGGGCGGTGTTGTCTATGCGCCACAGACGCAGGCGGAGTTGGGGGTCTGCGTTGGTTTTTGTTGTTATGCCAGTTGCCTTTAGATATACTTGGATTTGTCTTAGGATGCCGCTTGGGGTTGTGAAGCTTTGGCTTATGGCTTGGGTTTGGGCTATGGCTGCTGATGAAGTAGATATGACAAGACTACCCAGCCCATTGGTTGTGGTGTTGTCAACAAGAGGACCCGTTGGATCAATACGCCTAGTATTGTAGAGCACTGGGTTAGCTTTGGATGTACTGGGTTGACCAGAAGTATTTGTGGGGTTCATTGGTTTAGTACCACCAGGTAGTCTGTGCCGGTTCCCTGTTTGAAGGTCATGGTGTAGCGATAGATGGGTTGTTTGGCTTCTTGTTCTCTGCTCCACTCAAACTGGAAAACCCACCCCGCTGTGGATTGGAATTGGCCATCGGGGTCGGCTAAGGTAACAATTTTTCGGTTGAGGCTCTCAAGGGGGGCTATGTATTTGGCGATTAGGGTGGCGTTGTTTTTGTTGGCTGCGGTTATTATCCCTGTTAGGGTGACGGTTTTAGCTTGAGAGAAGCGGCTGATCAAGATGGTGCCTTTGCCCTCTATGCCGACTTCGTCGGTTTTTATGGGGTTTTTTACTTTTATTGTTGTGGGGGGGTAGGGGAGGGTTATGGTGGTTTTTCCGTCGCTTATTATCCAGTTCATGCTATAGCCTCATGTTTGGTCGATGCTGCTGATCAGATGCCAACGCATTTGACAATGCGCGTACTAATCGTTGGGCTTCGCCTTTGGTGATGGCGCCCTCGATGGCTGTGACAATATCGTCTAGGCTGGCGTTGCTTGCCACCTCACCTATGTTTATGGTGATGTGCTCAGTTACCTGCATTGACCCACCTGAGCCGCTTTGGGGGGTGATGCGCTCAGATCCCATGCCGACTGGCACCACGGCTTCGGGGCCGGCTTCACCAATCATTCCCTCCGCCTGACCCGCCGAATTAACCAAGGTATAGGGCTCAGTCACAATGCCCCCTGTAGCCATCTTGGTAGTTGAAGACGACGAAGAGTTGCCGCTGAAGAAATTTCCAATCGCACTACCCACTCCGCCAAGCGCATTACCAATCCCACCCAAAAAGTCGCCTATGGGTTTTAGAATGGTGTCATATGCCTTTTTTAGTGCGTCTACCACGGGTTTTATGAGGGTGTCCCAGACCCATTTGAATGCGTTGCCTAGGTTTTCCCAGGCTTTCTGAAACACATCTTTTATGAAATTGCCCACTGGCACCAAGACGTTTTCCCAAAAAGCAGTGAGCAGCTTCATAACATTTTCAATAACGCCGCTAAAGATGCCCTTTAGCAAGGCACCAAAGGCGTCTATGGCGTTTCGCACCGTTTCGTTGTTTTGGTAGAGATAGTAGAGTGCCAATGCTAGGGCGGCTATTGCGGCTATGACTAAGACGATGGGGTTTGCGGCTAGAAATGACATGGCACCACTCAACGCGTTGGTGGCGGCGGTTTGTAGGGTGGTGGCGGTGGTTAGCACTCCTTTGGCGACGGCATGGGCACCATCAGAAATAGTCTGCAACACAGTACCGGACTGCACAACAGCCATAACACCTGAGAGTCCGCCTGTAACAGTTGACAGAGACGTCACCAAAGTAACCATGCTGGGAATAACTGTGAGTGCGCCTGTTATGTAGCTCTTTGAGAGGTTTTGTTCCGCCTGCTCCGCATCACGCTGCGCAAGCGACAATTGTTCGGTGGTATTGGTTACTTTTTCGTTGGCGATTTGGAGCTGCTGCTGAGCCAGCTCTAATTTGCCTGAGGCTTCCACTGCCTGCACTGAGTCCGCACCATACTTTTCCTGCGCTTCGCCTAGTTTACGCTGAGCCACATCCACATTTAGATGGGCGGCTTCGAGATTCTTCTGCGCTGCGGCTAGAGATGTTGAGGTTTTTTCAACCTTTAGATTGGCCTTATCCACCGCTAACTGGGCGCTATTGACGCGGTCATAGGCATTATAGAGACCCAGTGAAGCGGTGCCTAAATTGTTGAGGGCCAAAGCAGTATCCTTAGCGGATGTCTCAACCTGTTTTGTGGCCTGAGCAGATTTTTGTGCGCCCGATGCGGCGCTATCAGTTGCAGAGGTTATGCTATTGCCGGCTTGGGTCATGTTTTGCTCAAGGCTTGTGCTGAACTGTGCTCCGCTCTGTGTCATACTGCCCAGTGACTGATCTACTGAGGCTGAGGCAGATGCTATGGCATCGCTGGCCTCATCAAGCACACTGATATGAATCTGAATTTCTTCAAATGCCACCGCATAGTCTCCACATTATTAATTGACACTAACTTTGGGTTTTATTGGCGCCGTTGCCGCTGCTGCTGATTGTGCCAGTTGAGCCAACCCAACAAAAACACACCTTTTTGCAAACTGTCGTGCTCGGGGTCAAAGAGAGGGAATTCGTGCATTAAGTAGCCCAGCTGCTGCGCTTCTGTGTTTACTTGGAAGTGTTTGGGGGTGATAAAAAACTCTGAATGTAATCTCCCAAGATTTTGCCTAGGCGTGAGGCGATGTGTAGAGGCATTTTTTTGATGTCTTCGATGGTTAAGCCGGGGTTTTGAGGCTGGAGCATATAGAGAATCATATATGCGGTTTTTTCTAGGGGGTCTTTGTGCTGCTCAAGCTGCTTGCCTTGCGCGAAAGTAAGGTTGTTAAATTTCACTACTCCCAAGATTTCATCAACTATTTCGCAGGGTTGATCGGCGGTTTTTATGCATTGGAGGGGGTTGAATTGTTTGAGGGTGGTTTCTTGGGTGTGCCTGGCGGCCTCAGCTTTCTCTGCGGCCAAGCGGAGTTCTTTGGCTTCTTTTTGGTTACTCATCGATTTTTGCCTCTGTTTCTGCCCCGGGTCGTCTCCTCACCAGACCCCTCTTCTTCAGTTTCCTCTTCTGTATCCTTCTCTTCTTCTTCTGTTTCTTCTGGGTCGGTTTCTTCGGTATCTTCTTCTGTTTCCTCTTCTTTCGCTTCTTCTTCGGTTTCGTCTGTTTCGTTGGTCTCTTCCTCTTCTTCCTCAGACTCTTCTTCTGTTTCTTCTTCTTCGGTTTCGGTTTGGTCTTGGGGGGTGACGGTTTCATGTATTGGTGGTGCTATGATTTGTAGTGAGAGCTCACCTGTGACGAGTTTTTCCTGCTCTTGGCTCATTGCCCAGCTGGTTATGAAACACTTGTAGGTATCTTTGGGCGCTCCAAGTTGTGTGCCTTGAGGCATATCCACAACCGTAACAGGTTGGCCTAATTCGAGCAGCTTGGCATATTTGGGGCCCACATACAGATTGGAAATCTTGATCTCCCCCGACGCATTACCCGCCACAGCAACCGCAGGCCACTGCGCCGCAACCCCTTCACCAAAGCAGTGCTCAGTGACTACATTGATTTTTTGTGATATGTCGGCCTTGTAGGCATACGCCACAATCTTACCATTAATTTTTATTTGACTAATTCGCCCAATATTGGGCTCCACAACATCTACTATAGACATAATTTTACCTCAAAACCTTAGGTAAAAATTGTTAACCAAGATTATCCCGCCAAACCTGCTGAAAAATCCGCTGCGTCTGATCCTTTATCTCCAACTTGGTTTGACGTATGTATTCATGTGCTTTAGCACCGGGATGATTAACCGATTTAGCAAAACGGCTCTGGCTACCCTCTCTCCAATGCAACGCACGCCGATTACGCACCCGAATTATATGTGCTCGGGTGCCCCGCTCTACATATCCGGCATACTCCGCAGTGGGTCTTACCACGGCCTTTAGTCCCATTACGGTTACCGTTACCGAATCCCGCAAAGCACCTGTTTTAACCGGAGCGTTGAAGCGCAGCTGCTCATAGGCAAAGCCTGCAAGCATAGAGGTCACCTCTGGAAGGACCTCAGCTTTGGTTTTGTCCCCCACAACTTTTAGGGTGAGACCACGCCGATTAATAGTTACAGAGGCTCTAAGGCTCATCACTAGTCCCTTTTTGGGTTTGGTTTCCAGTTAAACATGGCCCTCACCACCAAATTGTAGGCGTTTAGCTCAGGGGGTAGGTTGCGGGTTAGTGCAAGATTTGTGACTGAGTCTACATAGGCATAGGTCCAGCCTTTGGGGCATTTGATGCCAGGATAGACGCTAAACATGGATTTGATGTGATCTATCATTTGGTTGTGCAGTAGGCGTATGTCGCAGTCTTGGGGGAGTTTGCTCCATCGGCTCCACAAAGAGACTTTGATGCTAAAGAGAAACTCATACCAATCATCATATTTGGGTGGCATACGCTGCGCACTTTGCATCTGTACACACACCGTAGGCGCATAAACTTGATTGTCGGTGTTGTGATCCTTATCAGTAAAGCTGATGTCGCAGCGGCTAATGTTTTCCACCTCAAGAGTCCAGTGGCTCTCGATATATTGGAGTAGCATCCGCTCAGGTGACAAAGAAGACTTATCCGACACTGCTCCAGCGTCCTCCTTGGGCATCGCGTATTTTTTGGTTTACATATCTTTGCCACTCTGTTATTGAGTAGCCGCCCTGCTGATAGGTACCATCACTGCGAAAAATGGTGCGCTGCTGCTGAGCCACCACAATAGCCGCTAAACGCATGCTGCACTGCTTCTTGTTTTCCACACTCATAACAGCTGGCTTTAGTCGATCGTCGAGGTCGTGGTCGACATCAGATATTATTTGGGCTAGTTGATCATCGGCTAAATCGGTGTTGATTAGTTTTCTGACATCACTTGGCATACTGTAGGGATATTTTGTCATCTCTTCTTTTCTCCTATGGTTGGTTTTTGTGCTACGCTAAAGCTGTAGGTGTGGGCGCTTACAAGCACAGGTGTAGTTTTTGTGTAGGTGGCAGTTAGGTGAATATGCCACACCCCCACCTTAGCATCCAAGGGAAGATTGTAGTGTAGCCTATAGCGCCCCGAACTTAACTTGGTAAAGTCTTTGGTGACAAGCTGAGCTTGTATTTGGCTGCCACTATCCACTATATCTGCTAACAGCTCTGTGGGGTCATATAGGATGTTGTCTTCGTCACGGGTAGTGTAGATGCGAATAAGACTTGCACCAGGATAGAGACTTTTACGGCTCACGGGATTTCCTCAACTATGTTGGGTTGTTTTGTTTGCTCAACTATGTGGGGATGCTTTTGCTGTTCAGAGAGTTTTAGAGCAGTTCTTATTTTTTGACTGAGCTGGCTGACAAGTTTGGATAGAAGCCAAATTGGCCCAGCGGAGAGGGCACGTATAGCGATGTAGTAGCGGTTTAATGTGGTGTGTAGGTTTAGGGTTTGGGGGGTTTGGCGGGTCAGTGTTTGTTGCCGCTTAAATTTAGTTTGAAGAGAAATTGCCACACCAAACACTACCTCTCTTAGCGCAGCAAGCCGCAACCCCATCACCAATACATCCAGAACTGTTTTTACTTTTAGACTCCGTATAGCGATGGTTAGTCGCTTTAGAGTAGATGAGGGGTATAGTTTGGCACTAAATTGTCTTGTGGCATAGATGTTTCGGTTAGGGGTTGCTTGCAGATGGCTTTTTGTGTTAATGTGGCGGTTGCCAAAAAAGAGGCGCCAAAGACCCGCTTTAATGCCAAGTGTTGGGATGATTTGGCGAAGAATATGGATTTGGCGGGCTATTTTGGCAGATATATCCAGTGCAGCGGGGAAACTGCGCAGTGCACTGGTGAGGCGGGTTGTGTGTGTGGATACATTAAGAGAAACAGAGAAACTACACAGACAAATAAGTAAGCGATCAACGGCGGCAACCAGAGTGCTGCCCACAGTTAAGGTACGCTTTAGCAGGCTGGATCGGGTGAACTCAGCTGATAGACTTGTTTGGATGGGTTGGTTTCGGCTGATTTGGGTTTGGCGATTTAGCGACTCCGCCAAAACAGCTGTGGTAGTCAATGTTTTGGTTTGGATGGGTTTCCATATTGCATGCAAAACTACGTCGCTACCTTCGATGGTAAAAGTAGGAGGTATGACGCTTGTACCTACTATGAGGTGATGGGGGATCGGATCGATTTTGTTGTATGCCCAGCCTAAGAGTTGATAGCCCTCTATGACAAGACCGCCCGGATTGGCTTGGACAACTACAGTTGCGCCGTAGATATATTGAAAATTATCAATGGGAACTGTGCCGCTTTGACCAAGACCCATATATTTTACGCTGCTGGTGGGCGGTTCATCTTCTGTGCCCAAAACGACAAATATGAGTCGGTTATCTGCTTTGTTGTTCCAGGTGCCATTTTGATAGTAGAGGCAGCTCTGGTCTGCACCACCATCGGTGTCGCTGCAAACGCTGTAGATATAGTTTGAGGTGTCTATGCCTGTGCCCTGCAGCGTGAGGACCAAAATATAGGAGCCCCCAGAGACAGATTTAACAATATTTTGAAACTCAAAGACACCCACGTCTTCGTGGTATGGATATATGTTGTTGGCGGGGATGGGTTTTGAGGTGGCTAGGAGGGTGCTTGGGGTGTTTGTGCCATTGTAGGCATAGATGGCAGCACTTAGGGTTGCATTGGGCAGATTGCCCACTCGCTGCAGCATTAGGTAGGCTTCCATTATGTAGAGGCCGTTGCCAGTGAAGCGGGTCCCATACGCAGAGACAGCCAAAGAGGTTGAGGGATGTGCTGTCTGCATAGGCACATAGTTGAAGTAGCCTTCGGGTATGTACATATCTATTAGGTCATACTCTTTTTCAGGCTCCTCAGTCTGCTCTTCTGTTTCTTCTTCTTTGGTTTGGTCTGTTTCGTCTGGGGTTGGGGTGTCTTTGGGCTCGGGGGGGTTTTGGTTCGTTGTGTCGCCTCCTATAGGTTTCTTTTTTGTTGTTGTTGTGGTGGTGGGTTAGGTGGCTGCTATGGTGCCTGTTATGGTTATTTTTATTTGGTCGCCTGTGATCAGTGTGGCGGGTGCAGCGAATTTGGCGGCGTAGAGCATGTTTCCAGCTGAGGCGGAGTTGAATAGGGCGCCTGTGTGGATGGTGACTGCGTTTGTGCCGGTGTAGGTGAAGGTGTGCTCTAATTTCCAGCTACCTGTGGCAGAGTCATTGGTGTAGGTGCCTGAGATGCGTTCTAAGCCGTCTTTGTTGACTTCGCCTGTTAGGGTGGTGTCTGTGGCGGCTGGGGTGTAATCTGTGCTGCCCACTGTTAGGCGATCAAACCCTGCATAGCCGCCATGACCAGCCTGATGAAGAACCTGCCTAGCAACATTTAGGCCGCTGTTAATAGTCGCATTATGCTTAGGAGTGGTTTTGGTTAGGGGTTTGCCGTTTCGAATGATCTCATAGCTCCACAGGGTTGCGGCGTGGGTATTTTCTGTCCATTCAGTGGGTCTATGAAACTTGGCAAGATAAGCTCTAATTTTTTGAAACATAACAATCACCCCCTTAGGGAAAAACCCTCAACCAACAAACAAAACAAAAAAAGAAAAAGAAAAAAAGAGTTGTAGATCAAACGCTAGTTGTCATCTAGAGCAGATCGGTTAAGGGCTGGCGAGGTTTGTGAGCTTTAGCAGCGCCTCAGGATCAAACACACGCGGCCGAAGCGTCTCAACCACAACACCGTAGAGATCATAGCCGTCTTTTAGTCCCATCTCCTCAGTCCAAGTCGTCACATCAATCCCACAGCAATATCAAAATGCCCTCGATCACCCGCCGCACACATCAAAGCCTCCCCATCTGGAAAAGCATTAGACATAAACACCTCACCCCTAATAACACGACCAATCCACTCCAAATAACTAACTGTTCCAGCACCAGGAATGAACTCCAAAGTTTTGGCGTACTGCTTGGGGTTTAAAACCAAATTGTAGGGGGGGTGGAATGTTTGCCTCAAGAAACTGCCCTATGGCAGAGTTGATTCATTTGGGTATGTTTTCTGGGATGCTCCAGTTGTAGAGAGTGTCTAGGGTGTTGCCAGCTAAACCATACAGACCCGGTACGTCTTGGTGTCCGTAGAATATGAAGTGGTCTTCTTTTAATGCCACCTGATAAGCAGCAAATCGTGCAGTGGCAACATCTAATGCAATACCCTGACGACGACTAGCCGCTAAGCTACGCGCATTTATGCGAAAACTCTTCTGAATCACAGGGATGGGGTCAGTTATGCGCTTAAAGTTAACGAGGTCTTCTGTGTTGTCGCTTTTCCAGCTAAGAGTGATTTGGTCTTCGCTCATTTCCTCGAGTCGATCATAGCTTATAGATTCAGCGCCAAAGCCCAGGGGACCTATGGTGGGGACAAGTCGGCGTGCAACAAGATTCTGCTTTAGGGTTTCTCGTACACTATTTTCTAAGAAGATATATTGCTCAGGTGTTAGGGAACCTTGATTTTGAAATCCAATAGAATTCATCACAATCACCTCTAGTTTATTCGTATCGGGGTTAGCCCGGTTCCGGTTTTGGTTTCAAGAGCTGTGGCGTATCGCTCGGCGTAGTCACCGACAATTAGGGTGCCATCTG